CGCGCGCTCCAGGCTGGCGCCGCCAACGGCGATCAGATCGAAATCTTGCTCATCCCTAACTAAGCGCTGGCTTAAACCAAAAGGACAACCATCATGCCTCAAATGACCAACTCCCAAGCCCGCGTCATCAACCCCGTTTTGTCGGCGGTTGCGCAAGGCTTTTCTCACAATGCCTTTGTCGGCGGCTCGCTCTTCCCGGTCGTGCCTGTTGATCAGCGCGGCGGCAAGATCATCAGCTTCGGCAAAGAAGATTTTATGCTCTACAACACGGGCCGCTCGCCTGGGCAAAACACCAAGCGCGTGCAGTTTGGCTATGCCAGCGGCGATTACGTGCTAGAGCAGCACGCCATTGAAGGCACGCTGCCTATGGAAACAATGAGCGAGGCAGATGTGCCCGGCATCGACATGGCCAGCCGCACGATTTACCAAACGCAAAACATCATTGCAATGCGTTTGGAAAAGGCCCGCGCCGATTTGGCCCGCGCAACCGCCAGCTATGCCGCCGGCAACTTCGTCACGCTCTCTGGCACTGATCAATGGAGCGACTACGGTGCCACATCCGATCCTGGTGATGACGTCGACGTTGCAAAAGAAACCATCCGCAGCAAAACCGGCAAGCGCCCCAACACCATGGTCATGGGCGCTGCGGTGTATTCCAAGCTGCGCCGCAACCCAAAAATTCTGTCTTTTTTCCAATACAGCGCAGGCTCTGGCCAGTTGGCAACGGTGCAGATGCTCTCGCAGTACTTTGAAATCGCCAACATTCAAGTTGGCGATGCGGCATTCTCCGACGATGCCGGCGTGTTCTCCGATGTGTGGGGCAAAGACGTGGTGCTTGCGTACACCGAAACCTCGAGCCTGGCCAATCAAGGCACGCCCACCTTTGGTTATACCTACCAGCTGCGCAACTTCCCAATGGTCGAGGAGCCATACTACGACCGCAGCGCAAAAAGCTGGATCTACCCAGTGACCGACGAAGTCAACCCCGTGGTTGCCTCCAACGTCGCCGGCTACGTGATCAAAGCTGCAGTGGCTTAAAGGGGCGCGTCATGAAATTGATCGCTCTCACAAACATCAAATTTAAAGGCGAGCGCATTGCGCAAGGCTTTGAGTTTGATGCAGCAGAAAAAGAATCTGCTGCACTGATCGCCGATGGTTTGGCTGAAAAGCCAGCCGCTGGTAAGCGCGGATCGAGCAAGGGCGACCAAGAGGCGGCGGCAAAAGCCGCTGCTGAGGCCGCTCAAGCCCGCAAAGAGGCATCTGATGCCATTGCACAGGCCGAATCGGCGCTGCAAGGCGCAGAAGGCCCAGAGGCCGCCAAGGCGGCACAGGGCGTCTTGGATGCGGCCAAAGCTGCCTTTACCGCTCTGGGGTAATTCATGGCCTTTACCGAAGACTTCCAGGCCTTCCTAAGCCAAGCGGAATTTGCGGATTCTGCTTTGCTTGGGGGTTTGCCTGTCTCGGTGATTTTTGACCGTGCGTACATCGATGCATCTGGGATGTCCAGTGGCCGGCCAAATGCCAAATTGGCCAGTGCATCCGTGCCGGCCAGCCCAGTTGGTCAAACGCTACAAATCACCAGCGGCCTAGGTTTAGGATCATGGCGCATTGCTGAGGTGATCCCTGATGGCACTGGCATGTCGGATTTGGTGTTGGAAAAACCATGAGCGCCACCACCGTATTTGCCCGCTTGGTCGAAGCCATTAAGGCAGAGCTGCTTGAATCGCCGGCCTTGGCTGGCGGCAACGTCAGCGCCAATCGTGTTCGTGATTGGCCTCTTGAAATTCACGAGGGCATCAACGTCCGCAAATCCGATGCTGATCCTACCGAATCCACCAATTGCGGGGCGATGTATCGTTTTGAGGTGGCTATCGAAATAGTAGCTCGCGCCGCCGGATCTGCTGAATCTGCCGATCTATCGTTGGCGGTCGATCCGCTTTTAAGCTCTGTGGACACTCGCCTGCGCGCCGCCGATTTTTCAGCCGTCGGCGTCACTGAACTTTTAAATGCTGCGCCGAAATGGGATTTTTCGCCCGCTGAGCAGCCCGTTGCAAAAGTCACCGTGACTTACCCCTTCATGATCCACGCCGCCGCCGGCCTCCTCGTTTCCTCTTAAAGGATTTTTTATGACTGCCCCAATCGTTACCCAATTCAAAGACACCGTTTTTAAAACCGTCACATCTTGGGGCGCAGGCGCCGCCATCACGGGCGTCACCAATGCCACGCAAGCTGTGGTTGCGCGCGTTGGGCATGGCCTCACGGCTGGCGATATCGTGCGCCATGCCGGCATTGTTGGCATGACTGAGCTAAATGGCCGCGTGTGCGTGGTCGCCAGCGCCACCACAGACGCCTACACTTTGCGCGGCGTCAATTCCACCAACTGGGGCGCCTATGTATCTGGCGGCACGGTTTCAGAGGCGGTGTTAAGCGAATCCTGCCAAGTGACCGGCTATCAGGGCGGCACGGGCACCACGCCCAGCGCCACCACTGACACATCCTGCGGATCTGTTAAAAGCTACGGAGTGCCGCAGCACGGCGCGGTAACTGTTTCCTTCGCTGCATCCACCCTAAATGCGCCATTTGAAACCGCGCTCAAAGATGCCCAGGCCGCCGTATCGCAAACTGCCCTCGTCACGGAGCTTCCGCTTGCGCGTGGCCGCCTGATTGATATTGGCACCGTGGTGAGCTATGAATCGTCCGCGTCGGCAAATGGCAACTGGGTCGGCGGCTGCGTGCTCGAGCGCGATTTTGCGCGTATTGAATTGGCCGCTTGAGGTTAGCGCCGCATGAGCCAACCCAACGAAGCGCTGCAGGCTCTGCTTGCAGCCGTCACGCAAGCCGCTGAAACGACCCGCCCAAAGCTGCTATCCATTCCCGTCCTGGGTGATGTGTACGTCGCGCCCATGAGCACCGAGGAATGGCTGGGCATGCGCGAGGAAGCTGAGCTTTCTCCCTCTGAGAAAAAAGGCTGGCAAATTGCCCGCTGGCTGTGTGACGAGAATGGCGAGCGCCTTGTGTCCATCACCAACAAGGCCGCCCTCGCCACATTTGCAAAGTTGCCATGGCAGGCAGCCAATCAAATCCTCATTGCGGCCGGCGTTCTGAGCGCGCCCGGCGTCGCCGAAAAAAAGCCTTAGAAGGTCGATTGGCATGGCTGATCGACCTATCCTTTGCCCTTGGCCAGCCAGCGCACCTGCTGGCACAAATGCCGCTGCAATACATGCGGGCATATTGGACATACACCGAGCAGCACGGCCTGCCGCATTGGCGCGAGGAAATGCAACTTGCGCGGCTCAATATGAGCGTCGATGCCCTGCGCCTGCCTGTCGAGGCGCTGTCTTTGGATCAATACATTATTCGCCCAAAGCGCGAGCAATCCGATGCGCCCGAGCAGCCAGCCGCGCCGCCCACCGAGGAAGAGGCCGATGCAATCTGCGCGGCTCTCGGCATAAAGGTCTAGTCCTATGACGCAAGCCAAAATCGTTATCGCCGCAGAAGATCGCACCAGCGCAGCTTTTGCGGCCATCAAGAAAAATGCCGTTGCCGCAGGCGTGAGCCTGGATACGCTGCGCACGGGCGCCGCCGCCGCATTGGGTGCGCTGGCTGTGCCGGTTTCCGTTGTTGGCCTCGTGCAGGTTTTTAACGAATCCCGCCGCGCCATCGATGGTCTTAAGGATTTGGAAGACGCCAGCGGCGCAAGCCTTGAGAAGGTTGCGCAGCTCGATGCCATGTATCGCAGCGTGGGCGGCAATATCGAATCGCTCACCGGCATGGTGATCAAATTCAATTCTGTGCTGCGCGAGGCTGACCCGGACAAAGGCGTGGGCGCTACGCTAAAGGCCATTGGTTTGAGTGTAGACGCGCTGCGGGGCATGGATCCTGTCGACGCCTTGCGCGCTGTGGCCGTGGAAACTGAAAGACTAAACAGCGCGCAGGATCGCGCCCGCGTTTATTCCGAGCTTTTCGGCAAGTCTGTGCGCGAGGCTGGGCCCTTTATGAAGGACTTGGCCGAGTCCAAAAAAATCGACATTGTTTTGACCGAGAATCAGATCGAGCAGGTCGATAAATTCAACAAATCATGGGCGCGCCTTGCTGCAGAGGCCGGCACTGCAGCGCGCGCGTATAGCGCCGATGTTGCCGGGCTTGCTGTGAAATTCGTAGACGCTGCAAAAGAGGGCATGCACTTTTTTGAAGTCACGCGGCTTTTGAGCGGCAAGGGCTTATCGTATTCCGGCGTGCAGCCAATTCCCGAAGCGGGCCGCTCGCAATCGGGCTTTGTCGGTGATGAGTCTGACCCACGCGCCGCCCTGCGCCGCATCGAGCGTGCGCAAGATGATCGCCCGCGTGCAAGCGTTTTGCCAAGGCCCGCAGGCCCTAGCAAGGCTGCCGGCGCGGCCAAAGATCCATTGGCCGAAGCCAAGCGCTATTTGGAGACGTTGGAAAAGCAGGCCATCGCCGCGCAGGAGCTAAGCGCCTCTGCGCAATTGCGCGCCGATCTAGACGCCGGCCGGCTGGGCAAAGTTGACGCAGCCATGCGCAAGCAATTAGAGGCCGCTGCGCAGGCGCTGGATATGGAAAAGCAGCTCAATTTTGAAATTGAGGCTCACAACAAACTGCGCGAAGAGGCTGGCCGCGTTATGGCCGCCGCCCAGCAAGAAGCCGCCCGCCTGTATGAGGCCACGCGCTCGCCCGTTGAAAAGCTCAACGCGCTCGAGGTGGAATACCTTAGGCTCCTCGATCAAAAACTTATCAGCCTCGATACCTATCAACGCGCAGTCATGGCCGCGCAAGATGCCTTTGAT